ATACCTACTATAAATAGTAGTTATTTTATTTTCCTCGCATATTTCGTATCTCATGTTCTCACCTCCTTATTGTTTAAACAGTTGACTTTTCTTTTTTTATTCTCATTTTTGTTGGTCTTTCTCATCATAGTAATCACCGCACTTGGCACAGTAAACTCTATCATCCATTAAGTATCTCATATTCTCACCTCCTATTGTTTAAACAGTTGACTACTTTTTATATTTCGTTTGGATCTTTTTTGCTTATGTTTAAACAGTTGACATAATATCATAGATCTATTTTTGCTGAAGACCTAACTATGTTTAAACAGTTGCGTGCCTCCTCGGGATTTGCACCCGAGTTTACCCACCTTGGGAGGCCACCCGTTAGGGCGCTTTAGTTACGCCCTAACTTGTTAACGGTTAGCCAATTGCGGTTAGCCTCGGTTAGATACCCTGCCTCGGTCATCCAGCGGAGTAGTGTCCTGCACTCCTCGAGGCTCTTGGCGTCCTTGGTGTGTGCGTTATATTTACGGATACCTTGGAGCGGTATCAAGTCAACCAACATGATGCCATCCTCGGCCATATTGACGAACCCCTCACAGAAGCGAGCCCACGCGAGCGCCTTGGTACTGTTGAGAGTACCTTGGTGTCCTCGGAACTCGAATGTCCCATGCTCGCTTAAAGATTCCGCATTTAGAGAGTTGTATCTATCTCCCCATGTATTGCCATTGTTTAAACAGTTGACTAATCTCGATACAGTGCGAGCGTCTAATTGCTTGGCGTACTGATTGTGTAAGCGTGATGAACTTAACATTGCATTTACGGCTGATTGAACCGCGAACCAATTATCAACCGCGAGGCCAACCTGTTCATCGGTTAGATGGCCTGCACCGATATGGACATGGACACCGCATTTACGGGTAATCTTGGCACCTGCTTTTTTGGCGCCTTGAACTGCCCTAAAGATTTCGGGCATTGTATCGTTAGTAATAATTTTACTAACTAATTCGGCACCATTTGGAACGGAGCCATCGGTTGTTACCTTGTTGCGGGTGTAATCGTTATCGTAACGGCCCCCGATATAATTCTCTACTCCTTGCTCCTCGAGAACCCTTGAGAGGCGCCCTGTTGATATGTTGTCCCACTCGAATTCGAAACCGAATGTGTTTAAACGGTTGTTAGTACTCATATTACTTGACCTCCTTTAGTTGTGTATTGCATATCGGACATGATGGTGCTCCTAAGTTAAGGAGCGTTGAACGGCTGATTCTTACAATGTACTTATCATCGGTACATGCGATTTTAAATAGGCGGGATTTACTTACCTCGCCTGTTTTGATTCTTGGCATATCTTATAACCTCCTGAGTTATATATAAGTGTTACCCTTTATATAGTACCGAGTAAAGTCCGAAATGCTCGTATCTTAGGGTTATTTTTACAGGGAACCGAGAACCCGAGGGAAGCCTGACCGACCTCCGGTTTAAACAGGTGCCCCCTTCCCCCCGAGGCTGGGTCCCTGTATATATACTACCCAAACGGGATTTTATCAGGGATTTTAGTGTCCTTTTGCCCACCAGATACCCTTAAACAAACCCTGACCCTATTAAACTGGACAATGCCAGTAGGACAGGAAGAGCAGGACAAAGGTACCGTTTAGCAGGACAATAGGACAAGAGGCTAACTGTACAGAATACTATGGTGAGGTGTTTGTTTTACTATGCAAATGACGGTACAGTCAAAGCCAGTAGGCACGCACTGCCCACGAGGGCATGCTGCCTCAGGTTCTTTGACTTCCTTTAGCATAATTGTGTATATAAAAATCCACCCCTTTATATTCAAGTACAGTAAGAAAATGCACCGAATCGTTTTAGATTCGTGCAGCCGTTTCTTTTAAACCGATAGACTCCAGAGTCGGAGACTCTAGACTGTACAGGATTACCTGACCCCCTATCCAAGTTTACAGGGTGTAGGCACTAGAGCCGTCGCGTTTCTATACGCGCCGTCTACTGCCTACCCTCGACCTTGACTGGCCAAACTAGAAAACTGTGGTGGAAAAATGCCCCGCAACGGACATATATTGAGAGGGTGGTTCATTTTCGGTGAGCCGCACTGATGATAAATGACTGCTATTAAAAAAGCGCGGACATACTCCCCACACGGTCGTGATGGGCACTGTTCGATAATATAAAGCAGTATCTATCCCTGTATCCTCCTATGGTGAGCATTGTTGCTCTCAGTGGGCGATGACCACCCTCTCCTTAGAAGTTAGGGGGAACCGATGACACAAGTATCAACCCAGTGGGAAAATTATGTTGATTGGTTATTAAAAGACGAAGAAACAAAGGAAAGGTTAAACCTTCCTAGGACTAGAGCCGAATACGCTATAAGCGTCGGTATATCAGACAGAACCATTAGACGTTGGCAGAACGACCCGATGTTCAAAGCCCTTCTAGAAAAGAAGACAGCGTTAAAGGTTAAAAGAGGATTATCCGCTGTATCCGTAGAAGGTACTCCCGCCATCCTTGAAGAGGATGACGAGGAGATAGAAACACCAGAAGGAGAATATCAGCAGATAAAATCTGCCTTAGTCAAAGGAGCGTTAACAGGTGACCCAAAGTATCTCGACTTATATTTCAAAACTTACGGCAAAGATTTCGTTGCTGAGGAGGCTGCTGCTCGAACATCGAATCTTGCTGGCCTCTCGCTGGATGACCTTATCATGGAAACTGCCACTGTGGTTGGAGAGAGTTACCTTGTGGATTATCTTAGGTCCCAGGGCTATGAAGTCACTAGTAAATCTAACCAAAACACTGACAGTTTTGATGCCGAACCCGGAGATAGAACTTCTGAGGAGTCCAGTGCAGACCATGTCTAATAACTTTGATTTAAACAAGTTTGTATATGATAAGGCTCAACACTTACTAGGCGAAAACATTATCATCGGTACAGCCATTATTGTGTTCGAGTTTATAGACGAAGACGGGGATGGTGGATTTTCTTTACTACGCCCACCTGGAACTGAATGGGGTGAAGCAATGAATATGCTATACAGATCTTCTAAAACTATTCTAGAACAATATGAGAGAGATAATAGAAGGACAGACGATGACGAATCAGAAGATAACTGATGCCAAACTGGCTCGTCGAAAACAAAGACTTTGGATTGAGTTAGAATGGCGTCGATGTGCTAAAGATAAGAAATACTTTATTCAAAAGTATATCTATATCCAAGTACAACCTAAATGGGATACACGAGGAAGAACCCTGTTCGACCTGTTTGATTATCAGTCAGAAGCCTTAAATACCTGGAATAACAATAGATTTACAGTCATAGTAAAGGCTCGGCAGTTGGGTTTCACTACCCTTGCTATGGCAGATGTACTCTGGCACTGCCTATTCCAACCAGGCTCAAACCTTCTACTAGTATCAAAGAACCAAGACTCTGCAAACAAAAACCTTGGCATGGTAAAGTTTATGTACCAGTTCCTACCTGACTGGATGAAAGAACGCGGACCTTCGTTAGAGAAGGCCGCGGAATATAAACTAGAGTTCGAGTACTCTGACGGAATGAAATGTCAAGTTAAATCATTTGCTGGTACTGAAACAGCAGGTGCTGGTGAAACGGCTACTATGGTAGTCCTAGACGAGTTCGCCCTGATGCCTGACCCATCTAATACTTACAGAACAATCATGCCTACTACAGATGCTGGTGGTAAATTGATTATTATATCTACTGCCCGTGGTGCATACAATGAGTTTGCTAAGATTTATAAGAACGCTAAACAAGGTCATAACCAATTCATTCCTATATTTCAGCCTTGGTCTGCTTCTAGACTTATCTCAGAGAAAGAATACGAATCAAAGCGTAGAGAGTTTTCCGCTAATCCTTGGGAGTTTTACTCAGAATATCCTTCAGATGATATAGAAGCCTTTAGAGAATCAGGTAATCCAAGATTCGTAAACCTTCCACACGAAGCACCTGCTACTCAGATTAAAGGATATCTACGAGAAAACATAGATGGTTTATTGCTAGAACAAGATTATGACGGTCCAATCCATATTATAGATTATCCAGAGGAACACTTAACTTATTATATCGGAGCCGACCCCGCCCAAGGGCGTGGCGGCGACTACTCAACCGCTCACGTTCTTACCGTAGACGATGACGGATTACCTAGAATAGTTGCTTATTACAAGTCTAATATGATTGAGCCAGTAGAATGGGCTGCTGATATAGATAAATTAGGTAGATTCTATTGTGGTAAAGATAATGCTGCTTTACTTGCAGTTGAAGACCAAGGTGGTCAAGGTCAGTTACCTATTAACGAACTACATAGAAACTTATCATACCCAAATCCCTATGTATATAGACCTACTGGTAGAAGAGGAACTAAATACTCAGATAGATTATTCTCATTCCCTATGAGCGCTGACCGTAGACGAATGGTTATCGATAAGTTAGCAGAGTACTTGTCTACCGCTAATACTGACAATCCTTCACTTCGCAATCTACACTACGACTTATTGCAGGAATTACAGCAATTTGTACGCCAAGAACTGCCAGGAGGCGGCGTAAGATACGCTGCCGACTACGGCTGCCACGACGACCTAGTCATGTCTCTAGCCATAGCCCTATGGGCTCTGTCCGAGAATATGGACTTATCCGCCCCAGTACACACAGATAGTAGTACAACTATACGAGTTGAGTTCAGCAAAATGCGAGAGATGCGTGAAAGAAACATCTCAGAAGCAGAACGCGTTCAACAAGAATCTTGGGAGAGTTTCTCTCTAGGTGGCGGATATGAGTACTAAACCACAAACCACTAACCACAAAACGGAGCAAATATGAAAAGTTATACACTGAATGATAAGCAAATGCTATTGCGCGATGCAATACGCAGGATGGACCCACTTCACCAGCACTGGAAAATCCTAGAAGGAATATTCCGTACAGGTATGCGCCGCGACCTTAATGCCCGCGACTTCGCAGACTTAACACCAACACCGATTCCTGGTAATATTCTTAAAACAATTAACATGACTTTGCCACACATTTCTTTAATGGCTACCTCGATTGTATCTCGTGACCCGCAGATGCTTGTTGCACCTATAGGTGGTCAAGATGAATCTACAGAAGATAACGCAACATTTGCTCAAGCAGTACTAACATATTTTTGGAAAAGAACAAACGCAACTGACGATGTAAAAGCAGCAACTGAAGATATGTTGAAACTTGGTAATGGTTTCGTTAAAGTTGGTTGGGATTACGTAGCAGACGAGTATAAAGAAACTCCTGAAATGATGACTGACGAAACAATGTTAGCCGTAGACCAAGCAGAATCTTTACGTACTGACGGTGGTTTTGCTCCTGATACTTCAAAGTTATCTGATACAAACAAAGCACAGTTTACATACGACCAAGTATTAACAGATGACCCATTCGTTGAGTATGTATCACCTTACGATATGTTCTGCCCTAAAGACGCTCGTAGATTAGATACCGCAAGATGGGTATGTCAAAGACTACGTTTACCACTAGAAGAGATTAAAGAAAGATTCGGTGAGAATGCTACTATATCTGTAGATGCTACAATCGCTTCTGATTCTTTAGTATCAACTTATCTTAATGGTCAAACAACTCTACCAGAAGTTTTATCATACGCAGTAGTTTATGAGTTCTATGATATGGTTACTCGTGAGTTAACAGTATTTCAGATAGATGGTAATGAGCCACTATATGATGGTCCAATCCCTTACCAGCACCGCTACCCACCTTTCGTACACTTCCGTAACTACAACGACGGTGGTATGCAGTTCTGGGCATTCGGCGATTTAGAAAACATTTCTGGTATTCAGTTAATGTTAGGTGAAATCACAAGAGCACAGATTGACGACTTAAAGCGTTCAGGTAATAAGTACGCAGTACGTAAGCGTCACATGACACCAGAATTAAAGAAACAATTAGAATCACCAATCCCAGACCAAGTTGTTGTATTTGATATTCCAGAAACTTCAAGTCTACAAGATGTAATTCAACCACTAGTTCGTCAAGCAACTCCTTCCGATGCTTATGTAATGGATGATAAGTTACAAGACGCTATGACAAAGGTACTCGGTATCAATGACTTCCAAGCAGGTGGAGTAGGAGCAGACCGCATGTCTGCGACTGCTGCTGCTGTAGTTGACGGTGTAGCAACTCTACGTGCACAGGATAAACTAGCAGCCGTTGAATCAGGAATCTCAGGCATTGGTCAGAGAATATTATTACTATGTCAAGAGTTCTTAGACGATAATAGAGCAGTGCGTATCGCAGGAGCAAATGGATCTATGTGGTTACAAGTATCTGCTTCAGATATATTTGGTGAGTTTAGAGTAACAGTAGAAGGCGGTTCTACAAGAGCACTAAACCCAGCAACACGTGCACAACGTGGTATTCAAACTATACAAGTTGTTATACCATCACTATCACAATTAGGTTATGACCCAACCAACGCTATGCGTATGGCTCTAAGAGATATGGGATATGACCCTAACTACTTAATGATACAGGCAACTCCTTCAGAAGAAGAAGTACCTATGGAAGGCGAGATGGCACCAGAAATGGCGCCTATGGAAGAAGAAGTTCAACCATCGCTAGAAGAAATGATGGCGCAGATGCAACCACCAGCACCAGCACCAGTTGAACAGATACAACAAGAGTTTGGTGGTCCTGGAGTTCCAGGAGCAACAAGCGGAACATTGGCCCTATAAGGAAGGTGATATAAAATGATGCCAGATAAAGAAGCAAAGAAGAAAGCCCTAGACCTAATGATAGTCATAGGTAATAAAAAACCTATGGATGATATGGAGGAAAAAGGCGAAGATATGAAGTGTGAATGCCCTTGCTGCGGTAAAGCATGTACTTACTGTGAAGAAGGACATGACAAGGAAGAAGATGATTCTAACGAGGAAGACGAAGACGAGGACTACTAGTCCAAGATTGTAGTCCAAGACGCCCCAATCACGCACATATATTAGAGGGGCAATCCCTCCCTAACAATTACGAACAAGGCTTTTTGATGGACCGCGCCTAGCGACAACCAGATAGGGCAATTCGAGAGGAGAAATAAACAATGTCAGACGAACTAAACCTAAATGATATAATCAACGAGGCTCTTAACGAAATTGAACCCACAGAAGTGGACAACTCAATAGAGAGTCAGGATGAAGACCTAGTTTCACTAGAGTTATCTGAGGAAGATGATAATCTTCTTACAGAAGAATCCGACATCGAAGAAGATAGCGAGTACGAAGAGGAACTCGAGGAAGGTGAAGAAGAAGATATTGAGACAGAAGACGAGTCAAATGGCGAGTCTTATATTGTCAAAGTAGACGGAGAAGATTACGAGGTAACACTTGATGAACTTGTATCCGGATACTCACGCCAAGCGCATTTTACAAAGTCTATGCAGTCTTTGAAAGAAGAGCGTGAGGCATTTGAAACTGAGGTATCAGAATATCAAGAAACACTAGGACAGTTATCTGCTCTAGATGAGGCTTGGGAATCTAACCCAGTATCTGTTATGACCAGCCTATTAGGCTCAACAGAAAACCCTAGTTACTATCTTGGTTTAATAATCAAGGAAGCAGCAGCAAGTGATTTGTTAACACCTGACGCATTAGAATACTTCGGTATCGATGCGGAAACAAAAAGGGCTTGGTCAACTGAAACAGAAATGGAACGCTTAAAAAGACAAATCAAGGACCGAGAGGAAGTAGACGCTAGACGTTCGCAAGAATATCAAGCACAAGTTGCTGAATCTCGTATACAGGAAGCAATTCAGATGTACGATAACCAGGTAACTGATATTATCGCACAAGAAGATTTAGACTTCCCTACAGTCAGAGAACGTTCCGAGTTTAAGGCAGACCTTCTTCGTTATGCCCACGATAATAATATCCTTGACCTGCATAAAGCCTACGCTGCTCTCGCTTACGAGAGAAGTCGTGAGGCAAACGTTTCTCAGAAACGTCGTGCCGCAGTACACGAAAAAAAATCTGCAACGCGAGTTGTTTCGCGTAGAGGCGCTGGAAGTTCCGGTGTCACTAAAGTAGACAACGCTAAGGATTTAAGGTCTGTCATTGAAAGTTCAATGCGAGAACTTAACTTCTAATTCTCGAATAACCCTAACAACTAACTAACAAGGAGTAAATAATATGACCCTAGGCAATGCGGCGTTTACCCAACTATTTGCAACCACTCTACAAAAGTATGAGAAGGTGCTAGCGGATAACGTTCTTTTAACACACCCTACATTGGAACTCTTCAAGCAAGAGTCCAAATCACAAACTGGTCGCGGACTAGTCATTCCACTTCGTGCTGCTAATCTCGGCGCAACTGCGTATGACTCTGCATCAGGTTCAGGCGGATACGCCACTTCAGTCTCTGCTGATACAATCGGTGCAGCAGTGTATGACTGGTCAAAGACCGTCATCACACCTTACCGTGTAAAGCACTCAGACATTCTACAAAATACAGGCCCAGAGCAAGTTGTATCCCTCGTTGAGGAATACGTAAAGGGCGCAACAGCAGACCACCAGGACTTCATTGTCGCTGAATTATGGTCAGGAACAGCCAGTGCAACTGGCGACATCCTATCACTTCGTGAACTTATCGCAGGTACAGACAAGGTTTCAACA